TCTTGCATACTCCTCTTACTGACATTGAACAATTGAAGTTTGATATTATGAAGCAGTTAACCGAATTGACTCGTGGTGAACACTTAATCATTATCATTGATTCAATTGGTAATCTGGCCTCAAAGAAAGAAGTTGAAGATGCTTTATCTGAAAAATCCGTGGCTGATATGTCACGTGCTAAACAGGTTAAATCCTTGTTCAGAATGGTGACACCACATTTATCTTTGAAAGATATTCCAATGATTGTAGTGAATCACACATATAAAGAAATTGGAATGTTCCCTAAAGATATCGTTGGTGGTGGTACAGGTTCATATTACTCAGCTGACAACATCTTCATTCTTGGCCGTCAGCAAGAAAAAGAAGGTACTGAGATTGTCGGTTATAACTTTATCATCAATGTAGAAAAGAGTAGATATGTTAAAGAAAAATCAAAGATACCAGTTACTGTCTCGTTTGACGGTGGCATCAGTCGTTGGTCTGGCTTGCTTGATATTGCTTTGGAATCTGGTCACGTTGTTAAACCTAGCAATGGTTGGTATTCTAAAGTAAATATGGAAACAGGTGAAATTGAAGACAAGAAATACCGCATCAAAGAAACAGATACGAAAGATTTTTGGACATCTATTCTAAATGATAGTACATTCACTGATTACGTTAAGAACAAATACAGCATAACTACAGGTGACATTATGCAAATGGAAGAAGCATGATAGAAGGAATAGACTATTGTTTCATTTATCCTAAGAGTGATAAGACCATAACCCACATCAAACTTTTATTGGGAGAGTACAAAGGTGTGGTTTTTAAGTATGGTAAAGTGAAGATAACGGAAGAAGATGACGGACCCCATTTACATTTTGCTTTTGATGTGTTAGAATCTCCTGATATAAAACCTAAAAAGTTGATGAAGGATGTCCAATTCAAAACGTATCTTGGAGATATGTTGATTGGATTGATGAGTGATAATATTGATGGGGATATAATTGATGAAACTAGAACAGACGATACTGAAACACCTGATTTACTCGGAAGAATACCTGAGAAAAGTCCTCCCCTTCTTGAAGGCTGATTATTTCACCGACAGAACAGAAAGGGCTATCTATGATGAAATCTCCTCATTCACGCAGGATTACAATTCGACACCCACAATTGAAGCTCTCTCTATTGCCGTCAAAGAGAGGCGAAATCTTACGAGCGATGAATTACAAAGATGCGAGACTTACCTTACGGAGATTCAAACATCTGGCAGTGAGCAGTCCGACATTCGATGGCTTGTCGATAAAACGGAAAAGTTTTGTCAAGAAAAAGCCATTTATAACGCTGTATTGGGGTCTATTTCAATACTCGATGGCAAAGACAAATTACACGACAAAGGTCAAATTCCCAAAATCTTATCAGATGCACTTGCGGTAACGTTTGACACATCTGTAGGACATGATTATTTGGAGAATAGTGATGATAGATATGAATTTTATCACAGACATGAAGAACGAATTCCTTTTGATTTGGAATTCTTTAACAAGATTACAAAAGGTGGTCTTCCTGCTAAAACACTTAATATTGCTCTTGCCGGCACTGGTGTGGGTAAGTCTTTGTTTATGTGCCATGTTGCTGCTGGAAATATGTCGATGGGTAAAAACGTACTCTATATCACTATGGAAATGGCTGAAGAACGTATCGCTGAAAGAATAGATGCTAACTTATTAAATGTATCACTAGATGAATTGATTAATCTTCCTAAAGACTTGTATGACAAGAAGGTTGAGAAAGTTAAATCTAAAACAACAGGTAAACTTATCATCAAAGAATACCCAACCGCTTCCGCTTCCGTAACACACTTTAGGACTTTATTGAATGAACTCAACCTTAAAAAATCTTTTGTACCTGATATTATTTTTGTTGATTATCTCAACATATGTTGCAGTTCAAGAATTAAAGCAGGATCAAACATCAATTCTTACACTTATGTCAAATCAATTGCAGAAGAATTGCGTGGACTTGCCGTTGAATTCGGAGTCCCAATTGTTTCTGCAACTCAGACCACAAGATCCGGTTATAATTCTTCCGATCCAGGACTCGAAGATACAAGTGAGAGTTTTGGCTTGCCGGCTACCGCCGACTTGATGTTTGCTTTGATTTCTTCTGAAGAATTGGAAGAAATGGGTCAGTTGATGGTCAAACAGTTGAAGAATCGTTATAATGATCCAACTTATTATAAAAGATTCACAGTTGGTATTGACAGAGCAAAGATGAAACTATATGATGTTGAACAATCAGGCCAAGAAGGCGTTGTTGATGCTGGGCCAGGCTTCGCTGAACCTAAGAAGCTAAATAAAAAGTCATTTGATGGATTTAAGGTATGAATTTAACTAAAGAAGAGGCAATTCACTGTGCAAAAGTATTTGAAAATTATTTCAGTAACTTCAACCGAATTGATGAATATATGCGTGACCAAAAGTTGGCTTCTTTGGCAGAAATGCCGTCAAACCCTCTATTCGCACCGGAAGATGATTTATTCTCGGATTTTTCAATGTCTCCTAACGATATGGATATTGAAGTCGTTCGTATTAACGATGGCCTTTGGGAATCATTATTAAACATCACTTCATCGCATATCAATATTAGACCAGTTGGTCGTAGCATCCATTTGGCAGTCAAAGAGAAGAACACGGATAAGTTCTTAGGATTCATTCGTTTAGGTTCACCTGTAATCAACTGCAAGCCTAGAAATGCAATGCTAGGACAAGTGTTTACGCAAACACCAGAGGGTGGTAAAGCATTCAACAATACTGCAATGATGGGCTTTGTGATTGTTCCTGCACAACCATTTGGTTATAACTATCTTGGTGGCAAACTCTTGGCTGCCATTTGTTGTTCTCATACAGTCCGTGAGATGGTCAACAAGAAGTATGGCATGAACCTGTGTCTCTTTGAAACAACAAGTTTGTATGGTTCTACCAAGTCATCTTCACAATATGATGGTATGAAACCTTACATTCGCCACAAAGGTGAAACTGAAAGTGACTTCTTACCAATGATGCATGGTAAACCATATGCAGATTTACGTGATTATGTACAAGAGCGTGTAGGTAAGATTGTAGACGATGATGCTTCTAGTAAGAAACTGAAGATTAGTATGAAGATTATTTCTTTGGTTAAAAGTGCATTAAAAGGTACGCCAGAGCTTGACAAATTCAACAAAGTGATAGATAATGCAAAGCAGTTGACAGAACAAAAACGTTATTATATCTCAAACTATGGGTTTAAGAACTTTATTGATGTTGTCAACGGCAAGACTGATGTGTTAATCAAAGATGAGAACTATGATAAGTTTGAATTGGAGAACATAGTTGCTTGGTGGAAAAACAAATCCACTAATCGTTATGAAACATTGAAATCTGAAGGCAGACTAAGAACCGAACTAGAAGTTTGGACATCTGGAAAGGATATCCAAATTATCAGATAAATAAATCATCACGAGGACCAAAATGGCGTATACATTCTTTCCAAAAACTGCAACCGAAATACAGAAAACACTTAAAGGTGATAAAGCAAAAATTGACGATATAATTTCTCTTTTTGCTTTTCTCCATAAGAAGTTTCCTAAAGTACAAACACCTATTAACATAGATCCTAAGGCTATTGCTAAAGTCAATGTTTCTAGAGAATTACAAACAGACGTCAATCTGAATCAGTTGAAATCATCAGCTAAGATTACAAAGATTACAATGAAGTTTGGTTCTGGTTCATCTGGTGGCCGAGGTGTACAGAACAAAGGTAATGCATATGAAGGTATTCTTGCTGGTGCTATTGAAAAATGGTGGAATGGAGATACAGTTGATTCGAGTTTATTAACAACCATTAACAAAATTTCTAAGTTGCATAAGTTGGAGAAATGTCCATCATTAAAAGTTAATATGGTTGGTGAGTTAAACAATAAAAGACCATTCACTTTTACATCTGAAGGTGTTATAATTGGATCCAAGATTCCCGTTTCAAATAATAATCTCGGTCCAGTTGTAACAGATATTACTCTGGAATGTGGTAAACGCAAAGTTTATTTGAGTCTAAAAACTGGAGGCACTGTTACCTTTTTCAATTCTGGCATCAAAACTGTTTTATCTCCAACAGAAATTAAAACAGGAAAAATTACCAATCCAGATGGCCTAAAAATATTAGATATGTTCAATATCAATGATGCTTTATTTTGTGATATATTCAACGGCAAGTTGAAACAAGGTTATTCTGAAGATGTATGGAAAAGAATGACAGCTAAACAAAAATCTCAACTAAAGAATTTTCTAAAGTCTGGTATTGGCCACGGATATACTATTGTACACAAGTTGGCAGGTGAAACAAAAGTGTATGATATTGATGAAAATTACATGAATGAAGCTGCAACACCAACATCCTGTATGGTTTATTATGGTGGAAAAGGCGGTTCAGGTAAAAGAATTGATATGGAAATCAATACAGGACATTATAAACTCAAATTGAACATGAGAGACACACAAGGCGGAGATGGTTATCCAACACGTATGATGTGCGATTATACATACCTTTAATTTTATTGGAGTTTCGTTATGAAAAAAGCGACAGTCATTATACCGACCACTGGTTCGGCCGATGCAAAACATGCTATTGAATCTGTATTAAATCAAACAGTAGATACACAATGTTATCTGGTTTGTGATGGTAATGAGTTTGCTGGCAAAGTAAAAGTATTATCTGACAATTATGTTGGTAATCCTTTTCTTAAAGTTTGTTATTTACCTTTGAATGTTGGTGCAAAAGGTTTTTATGGCCATCGCATCTATGCAGCATTCACACACCTAATTGATACTGAGTATGTTCTATACTTGGACCAAGATAACACACTCAAACCAAACCACGTAGAGACTAGTATTGCTACTATCGAGAAACACAATCTCGATTGGAGTTATTCCTTGCGTTCTATAATCGATAAAGATGGCAATTACTTATGTGATGATAATTGTGAATCGCTTGGTAAATGGCAAACTTATCATGGTGTTAATCATGTAGATACAAATTGCTATTGCATTAAGACAGATATTGCGATAAAATTGGCCTCTGCATGGCACGGAGGTTGGGGTCAAGACCGAGTGTTTTTAGGTGCAATTGCTCAGCACTTTCCTAGATTTGATTGTACAGGGAAATATACAGTCAACTATCGTGTGAATGGAAATCCTGGTTCTGTTAATGCTGAGTTTTTTGAAAATGGTAATAAAGTGATGGCACAAAAATATAATGGAAAATATCCATGGGTGAAATAATCAATAATCAAAACTGGTTTGAATTATCTAAAGATTTCAAACAAGGTAAACCATTCAATCATGTTGTTATAGATAACTTCTTCAAAGAGGATATCGCATTAAATATCTTCAATGACATGCCAGGTTATGATGAGAATACGGATGCTCGTTATGATAACTTGATTGAGAAGAAACGCACAATACAAAATTGGCACAAGTTTTCAAAAAACATTTATAAAGCGTTATCTTTTCTGATTGACCAAAGGTTCACATATTATCTTAGAACAATGTCACTTGAACCGGATTTGGTTGCTGATTTTGGATTGCATGGTGGTGGTATTCATATGCATCAAACAGGTGACTATTTGAATACACATTTAGATTATGATATTCATCCTAAATTAGATTTGAAACGCAAACTCAATCTGATTGTTTATCTTAATCCTAATTGGAAAGAAGAATGGGGTGGTAATATAAGTCTTTGGTCACATGACGATGAAACGAATCAACCAAAAGATTTAGTCACTTCAATATGGCCAAAATTCAATCGTGCAGTTATATTTGATACTACACAAAACTCATGGCATGGTGTTGTAGAAGGAATTAATGCACCAGAAGGACAATACAGAAAAAGTTTAGCTCTTTATTATTTAATTCCTACAGATGACCTAGATAATAAGAGACAGAAAGCTTTGTTTACTCCTAGAGTGGAACAAAAAGGTAATGAAGATGTTATGGAATTAATTAAAGTGAGGTCAGGTTATTAATATGCAAAAAGATTTAATTATTGGCGGTTGTACAAACTACGGTATCAACCAACTAAAACCTTGGGTACTTTCAGTCAATGAAACGATGCCTGATGCAGACAAAGTTATGTGTGTTGGTAATGCATCACCTGAAACAAGAAAGTGGTTATTAGAACAAGGCTTTGATATTGTTGATATGCCAAAGGCTAATGTTCCTGTACATGTACTTAGATTTTTAGCCATCTACGAATATCTTAAAACCAATTGGCAAAACTTTCGTTATGTTGTCACTACTGATGTGAAAGATGTATTTTTCCAATGGTCACCATTCAAATGGATGGAAGATAATGTAATAGGTGTCAAATATAAACTAGTTGCTGGTTCTGAAGGTATGCGTTATTGTGATGAACCATGGGGTAACGATAATTTGTTGAAAACCTATGGACAATATGTGTATGATGATTTCAAAGAAAATGAGATATTCAATGTTGGTGTTCTTGGTGGTACTGCTGAGTACATGAAAGATTTAGTTTTTAATATCTTTACTAATGCAATCAACAGACCTATTCCTGTCGTTGACCAAGCAGTATTCAATGTGTTGATTAATACACAACCATACAAAGATATAATGTTCAAAGCCAAAAACAAAGATGCTTGGGCTTGTCAATCTGGAACAATGGTTGATCCATCTAAAATCGAAGCATTTAGACCATTCTTATTAGAAGCGGAACCTATGTTTGATAATGGTGTTGTATGGACTGCTGACCGTGAAATGTATTGTATTGTTCACCAGTATGACCGTGTGCCAGAATGGAAAAAGTTTGTCCAAGAAAAGTATGGACAAGAAGATGAATCCAAATTATTCGTATATAGAACAGCATGAAGATAGCAGTATCATTATATGGCCTATTATATGGCCAGTTTATGCGTGATGGTCAACCTAGTGTTAAAGATTTCAAACATTGTTGGCCAAACATCAACAAAAACATCGTTCAACCATTGAAAGATATGGGCCATGAGGTTCAAGTGTTCGTTTCATCTTATAAGATACCTGATGAACAACTTGAAAAAGAATTCTATGAGATGGTTCAACCAGCAGGAGTTTATTATTCTAACTTTGAAGGTTCTAATACATTCACATCCAAGATTGCTTCATTTGAAAATCTTTTGAATAAGAACTTTGACTTTGTTATATTCACAAGGCTAGACTTGCATTGGTTCAAACCAATTGATAACATCCAATTTGACAAGTTTAACTTTTTGTTTATGGAAAAAGGTGTTGCACATTTGAATTGGACTTGTGACAACTTGTATATGTGGCCAGGTTCAATGACTAATCTTGTTCACATTTCTATGAGAGAAACATATCATGCATACAGGAACTTACCTGATACTCATGGTCTAATGAAT